TTACTGCTTCTCTTTTCTTTTTCGTGAATAAGATAAAAATCCAAAACCTAGTAAAAGTACACTTAATATGTTCGATTTTGATGTCTTATCACTATATCCAGTATCAGGAAGTTGAGTTTTCGATATTTGTTTATTTAAACAGTTTTTCACACCACTACAATCATCAAATTGAATACGCTTTTTATTTAATGATACCGACACGGGCACATTAAACATAGGTTCTAATTCTATTTTTTTAACTGCTGGCACCCTTAAAGAAACTGATATACTTGCATCACTGTTTCCTTTTTTAGCAAAGACAATAATCTTACTGTTAGTTAATAAGAATTGTGGCTGTAATACTATTTTTCCTGTGTTTGGATTGATAGATATATTACTAACACTTGAATCAAACTTCCATCTATTATTAATTTTGAGTGCTTTAACCTTCAATGATTGATTATTTTTATCCACATACGATAATTCCATTTCAGTGGCATTACTATTAGGTGCAATCAATATCTTATTATTTCTATTATCATAGATTAATGATGGTGAATGCGGTGCTAATTCCTTTTTAGGCATTTTAACTTTAGCCCATTCACTAGCATCACTATTTCCTACGTACTGTGCTGCTAGTATATCACTTTCTGGATATACTGCTTGATAGTTGATAACTACTTGTCCAAATTCTGGATTTATAGTCACACCACTGATTTGCTCGTTTGCTTTCCATATATTTTTAAATCTTTTAACTATAATTATTTTTGAATCTCCCTTTTTATCTCGGTATTTAAAATCCAGTTTGGTAGCATTCGATTGAGGTAATATAGAAACTGTCGCTTTTTTATAGTTAGTCTCTAATAAAGGTGCAAGTGGTGTAAACTCTTTAATAGGCATTAATACTTTAACCTCTTCACTCTTATCACTATTACCATTGATAGCTGTAGCAATTATTTCACTATTCTCTTGTACAATTTGATAATTAATGATAACTGTACCGGTTTTTGCATCGATTTTTACATACTTAATTTTTTCGTCCAATTGCCATTGATCGTTGTTTTTGATTGCAGTAACCATAGACTTAATGCCTTTTTTATCTATGTAATGTATATTAATAGCTGTATTATTTTTGTAAGGAATGATAGCTAAACTTGCATTCATTTCATCTACTTTTATAATAGGCGGTTTTGGTGTAGCTGTTTTTCTTGGCATGATAACCATACTTACATTGCTTGAGTCGCTATTACCTTTGCTTTCTCTTGCAATCACTTCACTTTCAGGGTACACCGCTTGATAATTAATCAATACTTTTCCTGTATTTTTATCTACAGTAATATGAGAGACGTTTTTATTTAATGTCCATTGATTTTGATTTAATGTAGCAATTAAATTTTGTTGTTGTCCCTTAGCGTCTATATATTGTAACGATAACTGAGTAACATTAACTTGAGGTATTATCTCAACACTTGCATTAGATTCGTTGATTATAGATATAGGGGGAGCTGGCGTCTTTTCTTTAACTGGCATAGTGATACGACTCTCAGCACTTGCATCACTATTTCCTTTTTTCTCTGTTGCGATAATTTCACTTTCTGGTTGAACTGCTTGATAGCCAATCGTTACTTTTCCACTATTTTCTTCTACATTCACATGATCTATTTGCTTGTTTAATGTCCATTGTTGATTTGTTTTACTTGCAACGAGTGTTGCTTCTTGTCCTTCTAAACTCGTATACATGATTACTATCCTCGTAGCTTCATCATTAGGAAATATATTTACTTTAGCTTCAATAGAATCAGATTCTAATATAGGAGGTTCAGGAGGTTCTTCTTTAGTTGGCATTATTATTCGACTTTCTTCACTTAAATCACTATTACCTTGTGATTCTATTGCTATAACATCGCTTTCTGGTTGAACTGCTACATAACTAATAATGACTTTTCCAGTCAATGGATTAATTTTTATACCAAAATTATCTTTATTTAACGTCCACTGTTGATTTATTTTACTTGCTATAATAGTACTTATTTCATCATTAATATCTAAATATTTAATAAATACTTTTGTAGCATTTTCATTAGGCGTTACTGTAACACTTGCTTCTTGTACGCTAGCTTCTAACGTTGGAGGTATAGGTGTTGCTTCTTTCCTCGGCATAGTGATACGACTCTCAGCACTTGCATCACTGTTTCCTTTTGTCTCTGTTGCGATGACTTCACTCTCTGGTTGAACTGCTTGATAGCCAATCATTACTTTCCCACTATTTTCATCTATATTTACATGATCTATTTGCTTGTTTAATGTCCATGATGATTCATTTTTACTTGCAACGAGTGTTGCTTCTTGTCCGTCTGGAGTTCTATACTTAACAGCTATTTGAGTTGTCTCCCCATTAGGTGCGATGGTTACATTCACATGTTCTTCATTTGCTTCAACAATTGGTGAATATGGTGTTGCTTCTTTTCTTGGCATAGTGACACGACTCTCAGCACTTGCATTACTATTTCCAGTTTTATCATTAGCCCCTACAACACTTTCAGGATAAACTACCTTGTAATCAATTGTTACCAAACCAGTTTGCATATCAATTTCTATACCCGGAATATTGTTGTTAAGAGACCATTGATTATTCAATTTATTTGCTATAATTGAAGCACTCTCATTATCAGTATTTTGATAAGTGATTGTTAGCTTATCTGCTTTGTCCGCTGGAGATATAGTTATATTGGGAATTTGATTATTTGATTTAATATTAGGTTGAGATGGTGTTTTATATTTAAGGTTGTTTTTTAATATTTCTAAGGATTGAGTAACATTATTGATAGTTTCTTGAGAAGCTTGATTCTCAAGGGCAACTTGATTTTGTTGCTCATTCAAAATGTTTCTACCTTCTGTCATTTTTTCTTGTAATGCACTCCATGAATCTATCGTAAAGTCATCTTCATTTAAATCACGTATAAATTTATCAATTTCATTCAATTCAGTTTCCAACACATCTTTATTCATTAATAGTGCTATAGATTGCAAATCAACAATATTATCACCAGTTCGTTGGCCGTCATTTCCTCGAAATGTAGCATTGGTTTTATACAGTACATGCGCATTTAAATTAATAAGTTTGGGACTTGAGGATTCAAAATCAACTGTGTAAGATATATCTCTTCTATCACCAGGATTTAAGTTATCTAATCGAATACTAAGTTTATTTGTGGCATTATTATAATTACCACTACCTCCTCTAGTCGAAATTAATCTTGAATTTTGCGGTAAAATAACTTCATAATATGTATCTTTTGATTGATTATGGCCCTTGTTTTCAACAGACAAATTAATTGTTGCGCGTGCAAAGGTATCGTTCGAACTATTAGGTCGAGTTGTATATTCTCTTTGTGTCACTTTAGAGACCACATAAGATCCACTATTTATTCTTACATCACTTACTGAACCACCATGATAATAAGATGAATTATCACCAAAACCATGCTCTCTCGAAGATCTTTGTACACTAACTCGACCTGTGGAAGATACAGGTAAAAATGAGATTCGAACTCTATTAATATCATTCGGAATATTTACCATTGCTGATAACTTACCAGTGGGATACGGACCCATGCCGTTTAGACGACTATCAAATAATACACGATTTTGTTCTACATTGCTGATTTTTAACTTAGCACCAGCAGCTCCATCAGAAAATACAGGGCTAGTAGATATAAAATTAACATTTAATTCCGATCCAGGTACCACATCAATATCTTGATAAATACCTGCTACTTTTGAGTCTATAACATTTCTATTCCAACCATCTGTTGTTCTTCCTAAAATTACGCCGTAAGGAGCATTACCGTTACTCATAAAATTTGGGTAGTTAACTGCAGTTGTAGTATAAAACATTGGGTATTCAGGGTTAGGATCGGTAGAATAACTATGCCAATTGTCTACATTTGTTACTACTGTCAGTCTCTTAGAACTGGTTGGCAATGGCCCACCAGACACTTGTGAAAAGTTTCCGTTTTGAATTTCTGGATTGGTTTCATTTGCTTTTAAAGGGTCAGTAGACAAATTTGATTGATCCGCACTTCTAAAAGAAACTGCATTTCTTTTATGTCGAATATGAGAAAAAGTTTGACTTCTAACTTCATCACCTAAACGATATGTGTTACTCTCACTTCGTTCATGTTTGATTGATACAGTTTCTTTTTTCCTTAACTTTCCAGCACTGTTTAAAAATTTATGATAAAACGCATCGACATGTTGTTGACTTTGAGGATTGTTAATTAGAGATTCCGCTTGTACTAAATCAGATTGAAACAATTTGATTGATTCTTCAGTTTTGTCATTTAGATTAATGGCTTTATATTGCTTAATCAACTTTTTAAGTTCGTCCACCTGGATAGACTTATTTAAACTTAATTGAGATATATCATGATTTTGGTTATTGAATTCATTATTTGAGGTGTTCTCTTGATTATCAGACGGTAAAGTAGTTAAATGATTAGTCATTGATTGTTGATGAGACTTTATTTCATGTTTGTCACTATCTGCTTTTGCCTCACTAAAACACGAAATGATTATGAAGCCGATAATAGCTACACTAGTTGCGCCATATCCTTGATATTTTCGAATAGAAAAACGAGTGTTGTTCTTGTCTAAGTTGTTTTTTCTTTTGTTTTCCTTCATTTTTAGCTCCTTAAAATTATAATTAATATAGCAATATCCGATTCAAAAATATTAATTATAAATAATTATGTTTCCTTAAAATATACCACCTCATTCAATTTTGTACAATATTTTATTTATATAATAAATTATCCCGATAAAAAAGTGTGGATTGTACACCCACACTCTATGACTAACTATTCTCTTATTTTATTTCTAAATAATCCTAATAAACCTAAACCAGCAAGTAACATTATTAAAGCAGGATTTTGAATATCGTTTGATTTACCTGTTTCCGGTAATTTATCTTGTATATCATTGTTATTATCTTTCTTAGAAGTTGTTGTAATTTCGTCTTCATTGTCTTTCTTAGTTATTTTTGTGTCTTTCTCGTCTTTACCCGTTTTTGGTATTACTGGTTTTTTCTCCTCTCTATCTTTCTTCGGAGTTTTTGTGATTTTCTCTTTTTTGTCTTTTTTTGGTGTTTTTCTGTCTTTAGATTCTTTCTCGTCTTTACCGCTTTTTGGTATTACCGGGCTTTTTTTCTCTCTATCTTTCTTCGGAGTTTTTGTGATTTTCTCTTTTTTGTCTTTTTTTGGTGTTTTTGCGTCTTTAGATTCTTTCTCGTCTTTATCTTTCTGTAGTAGTTTTGTGTCTTCGTCTTTCTGTAGTATTTTTGTGTCTTCGTCTTTCTCGTTTTTGGTAATTTGTGTATTTGTTACTGAAGTATTTGCTTGATTTTGTTCTTTTCCATTCACTTCATCTTTATTTTGATTGGTTGTTTCAACAACTTTATTTGTATTATCTTGTTGATTATTTTCAACTATAGGTGATTGTGCAGTGCTAATTTTACGATAAATAAACTTAGTAATTCCGTCGCTCACAGAAGTTCTATAATGTTGGTACCCAGGAATTTTCACCGGTTGCCTTTCTGAAGCAGGGGTTTTAGCATCTTCCACAGCATCTTTAATAATATTTCCTTGATCATCTAGCCAGACAGTTACATAAAGAATTGGTATTTCATATGACGCATCGTATTCTTCTTCATCATTATTATTTTGATCTGTTGTTACGGCTGTTGCATCTGTATTTTCATTATTATTTGTAGGTGCTGTCTGTGAAGTTTTTGGTGATGTTCCTTGATTTTGATTTGCAGTATTTTCATCCGCATACACAGTTACGTTACTGTTAAATAAATAGAGTGCTAATGTTAATGCACTTGCTGTACCATATCTTAAAGTTTTCTTACTTAAATATGTTTGTATTAATTTCGAATTATTAGGTTTGTTGTCTTTCATAGTTGTATGTGCCTCCTAATTTTTTGATTTAAATTAAACTTCGATATCAAATGCTTATGATACTGATTTACAGTGTGAGCATAACCGAACAAATATACACAATACGTTATTTAATTTATAATATATCATGTATTTTAATTTTTTACAATTTAAATTCCCCTAATAATACTAAAGACTTTTTATTACTTTCAACATTGAAATAACACTTTTATAACTGCATTAAAATCGTTGATTTCTTAGAGTTTTACTGACTAAACATTATGACTTTACTATATAGTGATTTATCTGATGTTTTTTGTAATTACGAATATTTTAACCCATACCTAAAAAAAAGCTTCTCAAAAGTCTATTCAACTTTTGAGAAGCTTGTTAGCAATTTAAATCAAATATTTATATTGATGTCTAAAATCAATAAAATATTTACATCATACCTGGCATTAAGCATTGTATAAAATAGATATAAATAGAGGGTGAAAAGCCTATAATATCAACATTTACAATTTTGAATAACCCTATTATTCTTAGTTTTTCAATTCTATTATGTCATAATTATGTCATTTCTTAAACTTTATCCAAGAAGTTAAAATTGTATTTAGTTTCAAAACCTTCATTTGGATTTGAATGTAGCATATTATCTAAAAATAGTTCCATTATGTCTTTATTATTAATTGTATTAATAAGTTCTTTCAATTTAATATCCATATTCTTATAAATAAAAGTTGCTACTACAAATCTGCTTTCATAATAATTGTCTTTCGATTGCAAGTTAAATTTTATTTTGGTTAATTCATCACTTTCTTCGCCGTTTAACTTGTATGGACTGTCCACATTAATTATTACACTTTCGTCGTTTTCATCAATTAACTCTAAATCAATATCTCTAAATGAATTATAATATCTATTGCAATCACTCAGCATATCTACAACCTTTTTAATAGTTTTATAATCTAAATTAGCTACGATATCAGACTCTAAAATATCCATCAAAATGATTGCATATGTATCTAGAACGCTCACTATTTGAAGTGTATTATCCACTTCAAAATTATTTATATCCACTTTATTTATTGCATAATGTTTTAGGATATTATGATTCTCTTTTAGGTCAGACAACTTCATACAAAATAAAAATTCACTTTTATAGCGTAATTCATTGTTTGCATCTTTCTTTTGCTCTTTATATAAATTCCTAGTATTATCTCCAGAAATTTTTGCACCTAAATATGCCCCACCAAATGTGGCAAATATACCTATGAAACTTATAGCTATAGAGTAACCTGTAATACTGTGTTTAGGATCTAAATAACTAATAATATAACCTACAACAAAAACAAATAATATTATTGCAATTATTATGGAAACTAAAATCAAAATGCCTTTTACCTTAGTATTTTTCATTTCACACACCTCATTTTATCACAATAATATCACAGTTATATATATAGTAACTATCACGCTTTCCTTAGTTTCAATAAATCTTAATCCATGACGATATTTTTACTGAACATACACAGTTACACAAAAACTCGTCTCACTGCAACACAGGACGTTTCTCAGCGTAAAAATCGCCACTCATAAGTGATGTTTATCATGAAATATTTAACTTGTCCGTGTGCTAACAATTTAATACTTTTGCCTATATTTCATACATATACTATTTTTATACTTATTTAAAATAAGATAAATATATAGCTACACTAACCATAATCAATGCAATAACTCCATGCGATATTAAATTAATCATTATCATTTTTCTATTCATATTTTCTTTACGGTTCATTCTTCTATAATTCATATTGTATAAAAGTGTATTAAAAACAGAATATATGATTATAAATAATATACCTAATAGAATAGCAACATATATATTCAACACTTTTCACCTCAATACTTTTTTACAAGTTTATTCCACTGTATCATTGCGAATTACCTATTTCAACGCAACACAAAAACTCTCTCAGCGTCTTAAAATGCAAAAAACGCCACTCGTAAGTGACGTTTAAAATGAGATATTTAACTTGTCCGTGTGCTAATCATCTATATCATTTTCATTGTTAAAATTAGAATCATCATCGGATACTTCATAGTTTATTAACTCATTTTCTATTCTATTAATAACTTCTAGTCCTATACTTTTATTAAATTCATCCTTATCCCACTCAGCATTAGTATATATTGAACTTAACAGTGGTAATACTTCAAACATAACTTTCATTACAACATGTGCAACAAAATTTCCTGGCTCTAACTCATCATAATTTCCTTTATATTGATTAATATCAATTTTTAAATTATTAGACGTTCCATTATCAAAAAATTCAGTTACAAATAAATGATCTTCAAACTTAATTTTGACCTTAACTTTATTAATATCTTTAATTTCAAATAAAAACGTTAGTGTACTTAGCAAATTCATTACTTTACTACCAGTACCAGATACATTTGTTAACTTATCTATATATGTATTACCACTATATGCTTCTATAGATTGAACACTTAATTTTTCATTATCATTTTCATCATTTAAAACCACGTAAAATAACCATAAATAGAAATCTTTATTACTTAATAATGATATTTGGTTATTCTCAATTACACCTTTATCATCATATTTCATTAACTTTCTTATTATAGACTTGCCTTTGCTATCACTATTACTTTTACTAATAACAAATTGATTAATACTACCATTTGTTAGAACAATTAAAATAGCTTCTGTACTAGAGACCCTTGCTTCTCTGTTAGAATCGTTTTCAAACCCTTTATTAATTGATTCATTAAAGTATTTATACACTTTATAACTATAAGTATTTCCTGAAATAGATATTGTATCTACATTAGTATACTCTTCAAATATAGTATTTAGTTTTTCATTATGAACTTCTTTAAAAGTTTCCCCTATTTTCGAATCTAAATGCTTAATTATATCTTCAAAAGACTTATCAGTTTTATCTGTAAATTTAGAATAGCTACTAGTATTTTTCATTTTAAATCTCCCTTTTTTACTCGTCTAACTGTGTAAATGAAATTGATGTATAATTAAGAAAATAAAGTTTTTTCATAAAGGTATCATTACTATTTTTTTTAAATTGAAAATTATTAGTATTTCGGGCTCCAACATTATTATTTAAAACATAACACTTAATACTTGCAGTATAACAATCCTTTTCTTTAGAATAACTCAGATACTTTAAATTAATAAAATACTTACCATTATTTTCAGTAATAATGCTTTGGTTTTGAGGAGATTGAAAACTCAACCAAAAAGGACGTTTTATCTCAATGAGTTTATCTTTTTTTTCTTGTTTTTTAGACTCAATATTAACCATGATTGCAGTAGGTAAAACATCTAATGATGGCGGAGATAACTTAACTTCCAAATCTTTTAAATTTTCAGCCTTAACCTCAACATTAATAGTATTAACAAACGTATCACATATAATACCTATTAGAATGATAGTAACAAATGAAAAAAAAAGGGATTAAAATGGCAAAATCTATAGCAATAGCATCTGATAAATTAGTAATTTTAAATATAGCTTTAGATACAGAAAAATTAAAACATAAGATTAAAACCACTATAATAATACCTATTGAGGCATTCACTAGCAGTGGCCATGCATTTTTAATGAATTCTTTAGTTTTTTTCATTGAATGTCCCCAAAAATAATCTCTTTATTAATTGGATATCTTCATTATCTTCTTGTTCATCAGTAAAAATTATACCATTTGATCTAATTGAAAAGTATTTGCCCTTAAACTTTATATCTATATTTATAATATCAATTGAATTTTCAACATCATAATCTTGCATAAACTGCTTGATGTTAAAATTCTCATCTTCTCTCATTTTTGATGGAAGTTCCTTAAAAACATTTAATGTATCTGAATCATAAAGTTCTTCTTGAATATTAATGTCTTTTACAATACCTTTGTTACTTCTAACAATTTGCATCAAGTTTATCATTATGTCAGTAGTTACAATAAATTGACTATAACCTTTGGAAGTGAACATTTTTATGAATTCTAAATAAGAATTTTCATTTTCATTAAAAGTAAAAACTTCGAATTGATTATTTTTCTTAAAAATTTTATAAATCACATCATTCACTTCCTTTTTCCTATTTCTTAACATTACTTTAATTATAAAAAAAAAAGTTAACGTTGTAAATTTTATTTACTCTTTTTTTCAACACTATTAAACATAAAACTTACTTTGTGATAAGGGATAACAACATATACTCCTTAAACCACATTGCTAAATCAACAAGTTGGTTAATACTTGTGATCCTAAATTAGGACTACACCCGTTTATTATTGCATTCCCATATTTATGTATCAAAGCGGTTGCTAGGTTATAACTCATCTATGGAGTAACTTTTCACGACCTCATGAATAAGGAAGCGTTTCGTTTATTCCCCACTTAGATCACATTACAAAGAGCGTCGTGTTTCCCTACACTCTTTATCAAATTACTCATGTAGCTACCGTCACAAATTGTTACATCAGCTCATGCACTAAAATACTTCAAAATTTTATTTCTCACTACATAAATATATAAGTTAGACAAGCAACATTTGGCTTTTCAGAACTTATAGAACGGATATAGTCGTTTTCTAATGCACTAACTTAGTGCGTCAGCCTTTGTATTAATTAATACGCTCATATTTGGGCCGGTTAAATATATAAAGCTATTCAGTTCTATTACAGAGCTCACATTTGAGCTGTGTATAAACCAATATACCCAAATTTGAGGATATTAAGCTAAGTAGCTAATACATCCACTTAAGGACACTCTTAACAAAGCCACATTTGGCTCGGTTATATAAAAAAGGTAGCCCTAATTTGGGGCACCCTTTATTATAATATCAACCAACATACCTTAAAGCACTGCTTATAAATCTTTCTCACTTCTCTCATCATCTTCGCTTATATTATCAATGAATACTGGTGTTGCTACATTTAAGTCTACTTTCTCAGTAAATAAGCTGTGGTAACGACCAATCAGGTCACGAGCTTTCATGCGATCACTAGGCTTAATAGGTACATCTACTGTTTCCACATGTTCATTATATACGAGGTTCATTCTTCCACTGTCTGGATTACGTTCAAATGTACCTTTCTTTACTACAGCTTCTTTGGTTTCAGTTTCATCGCCAACTGCTGCTTGAGTTAATAGATACAGTAACTCTTTGGCTGATAAAATAGTATCGTCCATAATCTCGTCTTTTTTACTTTTAATATATTCGTCCACTTTCTCTTTGCGTAGTAATCGACTACCAGTTACATGTGCACTATTCGGGCTATATCCTGCCTTTATAGCGCTTTGAGTAACGTTGAGTGTCTTTATATACTCATTTGCAAATCGCTCTTGCTTTGGCGTTAATTTGTCCATTGAATCACGCTCCTTGTTTTATTATTTTATTTAGTAAACCATCAAATAACTGTTGCACTCTGGATTGGGTAATTTCTAGTATTTTAGCTATATCACCAAATGTGCGTCCATTACATAGCAACATAAAAATATTGTATTCTCTAAAATCTGCAATACGATCAACCAGGATATCTAGGTCATTCATAAATATATGTTCATCTGCATTAATTGTTTGATATGCATATTCTTCTACATCATCATTTAGCGTAAAGAAATCATTAGTTGATACGTCCTTATAATCATCATCCACATTATTATGGTAGTTTAATATAAAGTCTTTCAGTGTCTCCTTATCACCAACAAACATAATCACACCACCATTGTATGTTGTGGCTCACTAGCCTTTGTTAAAGGCTTATCATGACTAATGTTGTATAAATCTACCTGCAAACGTTCAATAAGCTCACGTGACTTGATACGTCCATGTGATTGCATATATCTAACAACCTGCTGTTGCTCTTCTTGTGAATAGGTATTGAGTATTTGTTTTAATAAATATAAACGCATTACTGAATCATCTTTAAAACGTTTCAAATTATCTTTAGTTTCACTGATCCATATCACTAAATTATCAACGGGATAAGATACAGAAATAACACCCATAATATCGTCACATGTTGTTATTGAAGTACTTAAGTGATACATTTCATCAATATGTGACTTTGCTGTCTTAATTTTAGAATTAATATATTTAGGATTATATTTTGTTAATAACTCATATTCAGATATCTTTGTTTGTTGATATGATTCATTAGTACGTTCCTGCACGATAATACCCCCAATAATATAGAATGAGCCTACCCAATTAAGGATAGGCGCTAGTTGGTTTTATTTGTTATAAACGTATTGTTTTTTATATTGAGCTTGTTGTCTTGCACCATCTTTTTTAGCTTTAGCATATTTTAATTGATCATTGTATCTATCTGCTAATGGCTTAATAACCACGTAACTATCATCATCTTTTGTGATGACTAAACCATTATTTGCCATGCCAATTTGTCTCAACACATTGAACTGGTAAGCTAGATTGTCATGTTCTTCATTGTTCTCAAATGGATATAACACGGCTTGCTTTAATGCTGTTAGAGAGAATGACACTTGACTTTGTTCGCTTTCAGATAAACGTTGGTCAAACGCTTTCTGTAATAAACTTAATTCAAATACGTCTGTTTTTTCTGCATCAGCTTCTCTGATATAATCCATAATTTCTGAATTGCTGTAGAATGACAATCTCGCCTCTAAATTTTGACGTTTGATTAATTCAGATTGTGGGTCTGCCACATCATCTTTTGTTAATTCTTCTTCGATTTCATCCATACGTGCTTCAATACGTTTTAATTTGTCACTAGCAAATTGTTTAAATTCATTTTCAATTTGAGTTACTTTCGGTTTTTGTTGTTCATCAATGATATCCATTCTATAGCCACGTTGATACATAATGAACGTTTCTTCTAAAAATTGATCTACTTTATCTAATAAATCCTTATATTTTCTATCGTTAAATAATACATCGTATGCACTTCCAGTTTTCATTGTCATATATATACCTCTTTCTTTTCAATTTTTTATACTTCGATTTCTTCTAATGCTTTTAATCGTGTCTGTGCACCTAACACTTGGCGTTTAACACTATAGATTGCTTGTTGTTTATCTTCTTTATTTCTAATGATGTAATAACCCCTAGCATCTTTCTTATAGCTATAACCTACTGGATATTGATAGTTAATAATTAAACTAGTAATGACTTGTGTAAGCCATCTATCATTAGCTTTATTTAGTGGATAGCCTAGTTGATTCAGTATTTTAGTTTTAGTTACATACTTTTCATTTGAGTTTTGAATAATATCATAAACTCTTAAATATTCGGTTGGTACAGATTGATTTTTATTTAATGTATCTATCATGTTTTATTCCTCGTTTTATTTAGTATTCCCTTTCTGTTTACTAACTTCTAAAACGGTACTGATACATATAATTTTTCTCCACACTCTAATTATATCAAATTACACTCAAAATGCAAACTTATGTTCCCTTTTCAACTCATTTTATTTTATACTTAACAACCCTGATAAACATTGAATTAACAACTTTTATAAGTGTTTTCATATACTATCACACACTACGACACAAGAACATAAGTTCTAATTAATTTGCATTTTAACCCCTCATGAAAATTAAGCGCTTAGCTTTTTTTAGTTTTTATATAGGAGCCACACACTACATGTGACCCCTTATTTACCTACTTACTCACACTATAGTACGATTCTTTCAATTCACTTAACTTACGCTCTAACGTCTTATAATCGTCTTGTGTAGCATTCTCATCTTGTACAAATGCAGTAACCAACTTTAATCCCTCAACTAATTCTGTTGCTGGTTCATTAATCCCTGTTGCTAACTGATACAACATTTCAATATTACCTATCACATCAGCATTACTGGACTGAATGCCCTCAACAGTATCTGAGTCAAAGCCTTTTTCCATATAGTCGAACACATCACTATTATTAGATTCTGCGTAAGTTTGTAACCCATACATAAAAAACTCATCATTAAATAGATTATCAGCCATCATATCGCTTATAGAGAGCGTTTTATCATCATGTAATTCATAACCTGCATAATAACCATCAATACTTCTTATAAGCCCCTCAGTGTGCTTAGGAGAAGCTAACTCAAACGCTTTTCTCACATTACAATCCTTGATATATATGTGACCGTATAAATTACCATTCATAACTACATAAACCATATCAAACGGATCATTATATATTTTGAATCCAAACGGTGTTTCTCTACTACTTTCTAATAAGCCAGTGTAATATCTTAATAACGTAGCTGCTCTTGTTTCAAATTGATTTGCGATAATCTCTACATTCATATTAATTCACTCCTTATTTAGTCACTCTCAGTAACATCGGTACCCATGAAGGTACTTCAGTTTGTTGCCCATATTCTGGGTAAGTAATGGCTAATGGTAAACTTGGCACTCTACCATCTAACAAATAGCGCATGACATAGTTTCCTCTATAAATTAAATCAAGATGTTCTTCCTTAACTAACTCAATCAACGCATACATTGTGAGCTTATTCCAACCACTCCAAAAAACGATATTTTTATCATGCTCATTTGTAACACTCGCTTTACCTTTATAGTCATGATCTAACTCTTTAAATAAATCTTCTAACTGATAAATAGGAATTTCCTTATGTTCTTTTACATAATCGTACATATGCTGTTTAAGTTGCTCTTTATCCATGTGTAACCTCCAAAACTTTTTTAATATTTTTTCAAAGTGGGTACTAGTCCCCAGTGAGTCCCCACTTAATTTTTATATCTGGGTACTCTCAAACTCTTGTTACTGCTGCATTTAATGAATTTAGTACCCGTTGTACCCGTATTTTTTATAATAGGAAACCTGTATTATATGAATACTCTTATAAACAACTCACTTTAATTAAATGTCATTAATTAACAATGGGTACTTCGGGTACTATCGACTACAAACACTTGATATTACTATATTTATTGAGTACCCGTTTTGTATTTATTTGTGGGTACTCAACGGGTACTTATGGGTACTTATCAATAATCAGAATTAGGATTATATGAATTAGAAAAATCAAAGCCCAATTCTTCTAGTACTTCTTGTCTTATAGCAAAACCCCTATACTTCACTGTTTCATGTTTAACCTGCTTTTGTAATCTATCTTTTTCACCTTTTATTAAATAACCTTTTTTATCCCACTGCCCTGTAATAGTCTGCATTTCATATCTCAACTTCTCTTTTACTGTTTCACCCAAGATACATAAATAATCACGTTTATATATAGCTTTGATATCACCGTTTTTGACTGAACTATAACCTTCGCCGGCAATATTATTTCTATTCGCATCTAAATATTGAAGTAATTCCTCTAACAGTTGCTTAGGTTTATCAATCGTTTTATTATTTCTAACCATGCTATTATAAGCTTGTTCAATGATTTTAAAATGATCGTGTTCAAATCCCTCAATATCATTTAGTATTTCACCACTAACCTGTAACAACGCGAATGCATGTCCTAGTCGTTGCATGATTTCGTTACTCCCTTTTTGATTAAAGTAACGTTGATAACTTTCAAATGCACTTTTATATGATTCTTGTTTAGATTGATATTGTTTGATGAATGATATTCCTAGCGTTCCATAATTATCTCGAAATGCCTTATCTAATGTAGTGAAGTCAAAATTATCTGGGTATGGTTGATCCTGTAACGTTACGACACGGGCAGAAACACCAGCTTTTTCATCTGCCATATTAGAAATAGATGCCTCGCCTGTAGAAAGTAAGATGTTCCGCCATTCCTTTTTGGCATTAAGTGTTAAATTGATATTACTTCTTGATTTACTTTCACCACTCGAGAAATTGTAAGTTGCATTAGCTACGAATTTGGGGTGTGTATTGCGTGTATCATCTTTAAACATTGGAAACGAATTTAAGAATGATGCCATTGCCTCAATACTATTATTAGTTGAACTCCAAGTAGTAATAAGATTACTTGTCCCCCACACACTTGAAACTAAATTAAGTGTGAACGTTTTTCCCGTAGATGTACTGCCTGATATCTCTACAATAAAAGGCTGCAATTCAAATTCACGCAATAGTACGGAACCTAATGATGCATATAACATGACCATAACCATTGGCAAACTTTTAATTTTTGAAAATACATGCTCGGAATAGCTTTCTAGTGTTCCTTTACTCTGAAAAGAATCAATTAACTTTTGAAAGCCTTTGTCATTATTAAACAACTTAATATTTCTATTTTTCATTTCTTCTTTATAAGGATAAATAAAGTACCCTTTAACATGACCTAATCGAGTAGCTACTTTAATGTTTACTGGTGGATTGTGCCTTTTAGATTTATTTATATAATCAACCAACCTAGTTGAAGTGGTAGAAGTTACATCAAACTTTCTATTAACCAACTTCAGTAATTGACGACTATCAGCTATCTCTTCAGCGCTTACTCCTAGATTCACCGGTATTTGATTATCATAAAAAAGCATGTTGTAACTTACTTCATTACTCTCAATATCTTCAAAACGTTCAGTAATTTGGGGAATCGTATTAGTAATGAATATCTTTTTATCTGGTTCTCCATCTTTTTTACTAGGAATAATTTGATACAGTGACACACCATTTTGATGTTGCTCAATTTCATAACCTTTGGGAATAACTTCTTGAATAGCATCTTTTTCTTGCTTAGTTTTCTCAATTTCGTGAAGAATATCATCTTTAGTTAATTCCATATACTTCCCCCTTTCTACTTATTACGATGCTTCTTTAAAATGGATTGAAAGGTAGCGTTTATTTCCCGTTCTTTTAATGGTGGATTACACGCATTTTGTCCCCATAGCAAAGCATACGAGTATACAATATATTCATTAACATGTCGGCTGAACAAATGTCCTATTAGACTTGCTAAAGAATTATTACGATTGCCCTTAGTAACTGAAAAACTAATATCACGCCAATAAGTATCATCACGCTTATTAAAGTTAGTTTTACTTGGTTGATCTGTTTGTATATTTGTTTCTTTTGACCATTTTTCAAGCATTTCAACATTCAAAATGGGAGCATCATTATATTGATGTAAGAACGGATGTTTACCTTTTATATAAACTGGCAAAGACATCGCTCTACTAGGTTGAAAACTCCCCTCATCTACTAGATGACCTATCTTATTTGCTAACACTTTTGTATATTTGCGATAATCATCTGCACTTATTCGCTCACTCAAAGCGATATACAAACGTATTCTAGGGCTTTCTGTCCGATGGTTAAATGTAGTGTGGTACATCCAGGAAACACCTTTTAAAGTCTCCGTAATTGCATCGTGTAGTAGTCTCAACTTAGGAACGTCGTCGTAGTCCAGCACTAGGACATCACGATAAATTACATTGACATTATTACGGTACTTTTTGTATTCTTTACCATCTTCATCAGTACCATCTTTTATATCGCCGTATACAGCTACACCACGAGCATACTTATTAGTATTATTTTGTGGTATAGATAATCTATTAACTAACTCACTCCATTTAGGCTGCGAAAATTGTTTAAACGATCTCGCATCCAAACTTTCATACCAAATCACAGAAACTTTGGTATCATATTTTAATTTAATTTCATTCAATCTTTACACCTCTAGTGAAATAACAGAACGGTGATGTTATAATTAATATGTGTAATTTCTAAATTACTCTGTTATTAATTTATTCAATCTATGCATTATCTGTTTCAGTTTGGTCGCTTGTAACAGATAGTGCATCTTTTTTATCTAATTCTATAAATCGCTCTAATAAGCTATCAAACTCTTTTAAGTACATACACATTAAGTCAATTGTTTGTGTATTTTGTATTCTGTGTTCATGATATCTATATCCATGAGCTAAAATTTCATCTTTACTTAATACATGTTTAGGTTCATGAGTGAAATATTCTTCATCAAACCATGCGAAAGATGTAATTACATCATCAATTTTTTCTTTTACTACCTCTATATCGCACATTAAATTTCTAATTTCCCAACTCATTTATATTCTCCTCTTCAAAATCAAAATTATTTTCAATTTGTTGTAATGCCCACTCAATTATTGCTTGCAAGTGTTCCTCACGATCTAATGTTTCAGTCCATTCAGTGTTGCCATCTTTTATTGTGTGTTTATACTCAGTTGATTTATCTTCAATTGTTTTTTGTAAAGTGTTATAAATTTCACCAATAACTTCTTTTTGTTCTTGTTCCATCTTTTACGCCTCCACGTTTTCATAATTTAATAATGCGATTGTGCTTCCTAATAAATAAATAGCAAGACCTACATGAAACGCTATAAATGAACTAGCTAATAAAGTCATTAAACTGATTAATAATAGTTGTAATGTGAATTTAACCATTTTGAACCTCCATCAATTTCTTAACATTAATCTGCTTGAAATCATTGTTATGAATGTCCATGTGAGATGTAATTTTCTCCATGAATTCATCTACATCTGACTTCTTAAAACGATAAGTAGAGCCGACCATGTAATACTTCATACCGTTATTAATAAGTATCTCCTCAATCGTTGGTTTACTTAAATTTAGGTATTCAGCTAATTCTTTGTATGTCATAAAGAATTTTTCTCTTGCCAGTTCATCTACACGTTGATTAATTGCTTGCTCTAATAATTCCCGTGCTTCTTGTTCATCAACATTGATATTGAACATTGGTTATGCCTCCTGTTCTTCAAAGTAAAATAAATCTTTAATTTGAACATCTAAAGCGTTAGCAATATTTTTTGCTAGTTTTGGACTAGGTGTTTTCTTACCATTAAAAATCTGACTTAAGTATGCTTTGCTTACATTCGTTTTGATTGATAAATCAGATAAATCGTACCCCTTTAAAAACATTTTTTTTTTTATTAATGTTTCATTGATAGTTACAATCATTTTTCTCACCTTCTTTTTTACAATTATATTGTTAAATAATTACTAATATATTAGTAATTAATTAAAGTTTACATTCTTACTGAAATAATGTCAACAACATTTTCACAATAATTTATTGAATATTTTACTAACGTATGATAAATTTTGTTTAATCTTTAATGGAGGTTTATTATGATTAAATTCAATTTAAAAAAAGTTATGAAAGAAAAAAAGATAACTCTTAAAGAATTATCAAATAATACAGGTTTATCAATTAATACATTAAGCCTATTATCTACTGGTAAAAGTAAAGGCATACAATTTGACACTTTAGAAAAAATCGTTCAAACGTTAGATTGTAATGTTAAAGATTTAATAATAGTAGACGATGGGTTTAAAACATTACAATTTATTGAAATTAAAAAAACTGAGTATGGTTCATTCATTTTTAACAAACTTGAAGATAATCGTATACAATATTTTAAATGTGTATATAAAGAAAATGATGAAGAACAAAAAGAAATCTTGTTGTCGGTTTTATTCTCTAAAGAATATGTAGAAGTAGCTATTTCTGGCGACTTCCCTAAAGAATTTTTAAAAAGTGGTAAATTTTTTGAAAAGTCTACTGCTTCTGGTGACATAAAAGAATACGTCACTTTAGAAACAGTTTTCTTAAAAGAAATTATAGTAATCTGTTATAAAAGTTATGAAGAATTTAGAAATGCCTTTGATTTTAAAAACCAACAATTAGTTTATAATTTTGAACCTTATAAAAGTTTGATGGTAACTGTTAAATTCAATAATGAAGATGACTTTTTAAATCGTAATGCAATACCTGCTTATTCAATACTCAAAGATTTAGTTTTTTTAGAAAATAATGAAATTAAGGTTTCAAATAACTTTTACAAAGAAGAAGAAATTGACGAAGATGATGTATAAAAGGAGTAGGTGTTCCTATGGCAAGTTACGATCAAATATCTAAAAATAACTGGCGTTATCGTATATCGTTAGGGAAAAATGCAGAAACAGGAAAATATGAATATATTTCTAAGACTGGCTTTAAACGTAAATCAGACGCTAAACATCAAGCTGAAATGATAGAACGCCAATTAAGAAATGGTGAATATATCCCTCCTTCTTCCAGCACATTCAAACAAGTAGCTGATGATTGGATTAAACAGTATGCTAATGATGTAAAAGTAAGTAGTGTCAGAGCACGTAAGAAATCTATACAACACGCTATAGAGCGTTTTAATACTAAACCAATACAAACTATCAAGAAACATGATTATCAACGCTTTGTGGACGATATGAGCGCACAGTATAGCAAGAATTATGTTGATAGTATTGTCGCATCTACAAATATGATATTTAAGTACGCGAATGATATGAGATTAATAAAAGCTATGCCTAGTGAGGGTATTAAACGACCTAAAAAGAAAGTAAGCGTGGAAGAATTAGAAGATATTGAGATACACAAAAAGTTTCTTGAAAAAGATGAGTTATTTAAATTCCTGGAAGTTGCTAAGTATCACCATTCACCACAAAATAGCTTTGAAGTATTTACCACATTGGCATATACAGGCATGAGAGCAGGCGAATTATTAGCGTTAAAATGGTCTGATATAGACTTTGAGAACAACACGATTAGCATTACTAAGACTTATTACAATCCAAATAATAATAAAAAACATTATCAGATACTTACACCAAAAACCGAAAGCTCAATCGGTAAAATCTCAGTAGATCCGCATGTAATTCAATTACTCAAAGATTATAAGGTAAACGTCCAGGACACTTGGAAAAATGAATTATATGTAGATAATAATTTTGTGTTTACTGATGTGAATGGTTATCCTCTTGTGATTAAAAAACTGTCTACATGGATTCAAGCAATTATGAAAAAGACTGATATTACTAATAAACATATAAGTACACACTCATTCCGTCATACGCATTGTGCGTTACTGATTGAAGCAGGTGTACATATCAAAGAAATACAAGAACGCTTACGCCACAAAGATATAAATACCACAATGAACATCTATGCCAAAATTACCAACTCATACAAAAAAGACGCTTCCCAAAAGTTTAGTAAACTCATGGAAAACGTCAGTAAAGAATTATTTTAGAATTTTTATGTCATTATTATGTCATATACAATAACCAAACGCCTTTAAATCAACGTTTACAGGCGTTTTTACATCATACCTGGCATGCCACCCATTCCAGGTTGTTCATTATTTTCTGGCTCTGGAATACTAGCAACGACTGCTTCAGTTGTTAAGAACATAGCAGCTACACTTGCTGCATGTTGTAACGCTGAACGAGTTACTTTAGTTGGATCTACTATACCTTCTTCTAACATATTAACCCATTCATTTGTTGCTGCATTGAAACCAACGCCCGCTTCAGCATGTTTTAAACGTTCAACAATAATTGAACCCTCTAATCCTGCATTTTCAGCAATTTGTCTAACAGGTGCTTGTAATGCTTTTAATACGATATTAACACCCGTTTCAACATCACCTTCTGCTTTAATTTCACTTACTTTTTGATATATATTGACTAACGCAGTACCACCACCAGCAACGATACCTTCTTCCACCGCCGCACGTGTTGAATTTAATGCGTCTTCAATTCTTAATTTACGTTCTTTAAGCTCTGTTTCACTTGCAGCCCCTACTTTGATAACAGCTACGCCGCCAGCTAGTTTTGCCAAACGTTCCTGTAATTTTTCTTTATCAAACTCTGAATCAGTTTCTTCAATTTGTGCTTTAATTTGACCTACACGAGCATCAATATTATTTTCATCACCATTACCATCTACGACTGTTGTATGATCTTTAGTCACTTCAACTTTATTTGCAGTACCTAGCATATCAAGAGATGCATCTTTAAGTTCTAAACCTAAATCATCAGTAATGACTTGAGCACCAGTTAATATTGCTAGGTCTTCTAACATTGCTTTACGTCGATCACCAAATCCTGGGGCTTTAACTGCTACAGCAGTAAATGTTCCACGCATACGGTTTAAAACAATATTAGTAAGTGCATCGCCTTCTACTTCATCCGCAACAATTAAAATTGGTCGACTAGCCTGCACAACTTGTTCTAATAATGGAAGAATATCTTGGAATGATGAAATTTTCTTATCCGTTACTAATATATATGGACGTTCTAATTCAGCTATCATTTTATCTGAGTCAGTTACCATATATGGTGATTGATAACCGCGATCAAATTGCATTCCTTCAACTACTTCTAATTCTGTATTAAACCCATTTGATTCTTCAATAGTGATAACGCCATCGTTACCTACTTTATCCATTGCTTCAGAAATGTAGCGACCGATTTCTTCATCTGCTGCTGAAATAGCTCCAACTTGCGCTATCTCGTTCTTATTTTCAACCTTTTGAGAAATCTCATGAAGCGCTTCTATAGCCACTTGCACTGCTTTGTCAATACCTTGTCTTAAGCCTACAGGATTTGCACCACTTGTAACATTCTTAAGACCTTCCTGAATCATTGATTGTGCTAAAACTGTTGCTGTAGTTGTACCGTCCCCAGCAATTTCATTTGTTTTATTCGCAACTTCCTGCACTAATTTTGCACCCATATTCTCATATGGATCTTCTAACTCTATTTCCTTAGCAATTGTTACACCATCGTTGGTAATTAAAGGTGTTGTGTAATCCTTATCTAGAACCACATTTCGCCCTTTAGGTCCAATTGTAACCTTTACAGCGTTTGCTAATTTATCAACACCACGTAACATTGCTTGACGCGCGTCTTCAGAGAATTTAAGATCTTTTGCCAT